GGGTATGGCAATCTTTATAAGACTGATAACACACCATATCGAACTGAGAAAGGTGCGTTTCGTAATCATCCCTGTACCAAATGGGCACTGGAAAGTATCCACAACGCTTATTGGTTGATTAAACACGGTCTGAACTTGTGTGATGAGTACACTCTGCGGTACAATAAAGTTCACGCCTGCTACAAGACCCTTGTAGATGCTTATTACCTGTTTCCCAAGGCGAAGATCACTGATGTAACTCCATTTGCTCGTGCTATGCCAGACGAGTATAAACTTGATACAAACATTGATACTTTTACTGCTTACAAGATGTATATCGCATCCAAACCTTGGGTTGCATCTAATTATCTTCGTATGCCAGAACGTAAACCTGATTGGATTTGATAATGACAAGTGAATTTCTTTTTGTGGAAAAATATCGTCCTCAAGTAATTGATGACTGTATTCTTCCCGATGATACTAAAAAAACCTTTAAGGAGTTTGTGGAGAAGGGTGAAATTCCTAACCTCCTTCTCGCTGGACCTCCTGGTATTGGTAAGACAACCATCGCAAAGGCACTTTGTAATGAACTGGGTGCTGATTTCTATGTGATTAACGGGTCCGATGAGGGACGTTTCCTGGATACTGTAAGGAACCAAGCAAAGAACTTTGCTTCTACTGTTTCTCTTACGGGATCCTCCAAGCACAAGGTCATCATTATTGATGAGGCAGACAACACGGGTAATGATGTTCAACTGCTTCTTCGTGCGAATATTGAAGCATTCTATAACAACTGCCGATTTATTTTTACCTGCAACTACAAGAACAAGATTATTGAACCTCTGCACTCTCGTTGTGCCGTAATTGATTTTACGATTAAGGGTAAGCAAAAGGCACAACTCGCAGGTTCTTTTTTCAAACGACTGCAAACAATTCTAGAACAGGAGAAGATTGAGTATGATCAAAAGGTTGTTGCTGAACTGGTATCAAAGCACTTCCCAGACTTTCGTAGAGTCCTTAACGAGTGTCAGAGGTACTCTACGGGAGGAAAAATTGACTCGGGCATTCTTGCATCTTTCTCAGACATCTCTGTAAATGAACTCATCAAGAACCTTAAGGAAAAGAACTTCACAGAAGTTCGCAAGTGGGTGGTCTCCAACCTTGACAACGATGCTCCTGTTCTACTTCGCAGGGTGTATGACGCCTGTTATGATTGCCTTTCACCCCAAACTATCCCTGCTGCCGTTCTTGTTATTGCTAAGTATCAATATCAGTGTGCGTTCGTGGCTGATCAGGAAATTAACCTCCTAGCAGCATTAACTGAAATTATGGTGGAGTGTGATTTTAAATGACTTCTCAAAAATCTCTTAAAACTTGCCTAAGGTATCCAGGTGGAAAAAGTAGAGCGGTCGCTAAGATGGATCCTTATTTTCCAGATCTTCGCAACTATGATGAGTTCCGCGAACCATTTTTGGGTGGTGGTTCTGTAGCAATTCATATTACTAAGAAGTATCCTTACTTAAATATTTGGGTGAATGATCTTTATGAACCTCTGGTAAATTTCTGGCAACAACTTCAGATGTTTGGTCCAGAACTCAAGGATCATTTGCTTCATTTTAAGAGTGCCTGTCCTGATCCTGAGTCTGCACGGGGATTATTTGACATTTCAAAAACTATTTTAGAAGATCCTATCACTGGAAGTTTCGAAAGAGCAGTTCGATTTTATATCGTAAACAAGTGTTCTTTTAGTGGTTTGACTGCAAGTTCTTCTTTTTCACCTCAAGCATCTAATAATAACTTTAGTGTTCGTGGAATTGAAAAACTTCCAGAGTATTCTAAGTTGATTGAGAAGTGGCGCATTACCAATTACTCTTATGATTATTTGATGGATGGAGAACGTAGTGCTTTTATGTACCTCGATCCTCCTTATGACATTAAGGATAATCTCTATGGGAACAAAGGATCGATGCATAAAGGATTCGATCACGATAAGTTTGCTGCTGATTGCGATAATAACGATATGGATATGTTGGTGAGTTATAATTCAGACCAACTTGTTAAAGATCGCTTTAAGAACTGGAACGCTGCTGAGTTTGATCTCACTTATACGATGCGTTCTGTTGGTGAATATATGAGAGAGCAAAAACAACGTAAAGAACTGCTACTATTTAATTATGGAATTGAAGGACTGGTTAAACTCGATCAATCAAACGAAGATCAATCTAATTGATGAAGATCCATTATTAAAAAAAGAATATACACCTTACGTCATCAATAAATGTCTTTCTGGCAATATTGACTGTATTATGTACGTTAATGAGATGAATATGAATTCTCATCTTGATAAAGATATGCAATATTCATTTTATCTAAATATTATAAGAAAAAGGAGAAGATTTTCTCCTTGGCTTCGTAAAGATGAAATTAAAGACTTAGAATATGTTAAGCGTTATTATGGTTATAGTAACGAAAAAGCATTTCAAGCACTGAAGATTTTATCCAAAGAGCAAATTAATTTTATTAAACAACGACTTGAAACTGGCGGAACAAAATGACTACTCAAACAATTGAACCTCAAGTAAATTGGTCTCAAGATCAAATGGTTGAAGTGATTCTTAACGAACCTGATGATTTTTTAAAAGTTCGTGAGACTTTAACTCGTATTGGAGTTGCATCTCGTAAGGAGAAAAAACTATACCAATCTTGCCATATTCTTCATAAACAAGGTAGATATTACATTGTTCATTTTAAAGAATTATTTGCTCTTGATGGAAAGCACGCAAATCTTACGGTGAATGACGTTCAACGTCGTAATCGTATTGTTCGTCTTCTTGCAGATTGGGGATTAATCACAGTAATTAATCCTGATTCTGTTTCTGATATTGCTCCTCTCAATCAAATTAAAGTTCTTTCTTATAAAGATAAGGGAGACTGGATTCTTGAGCAGAAGTATAATATTGGAAAGAAAGGTAAAACTCAGGATGATGTTTAATGCTATTTGTTTATTTCTTTTAGTTATCGCTGCTTACGCTAATTTATATTTAAATTTAAAATCCAGAAAAAGACGATAAATAAGTATGAGACCTTTTCGTGCGGTCTCTACGAAAGTCGGAACACCCTAAAAAGAGGTTCGGTTTTTTCCGTTCCTCTTTTTTTCTTTTCTGGTATAATTATTAATGATGAGGTTAGGTTCTTTTAACCCCTCATTCGCTAAAGCGGAGTCTTAGGATCCGTAATGTTACACACACTCGCTTTTTAAGGAGAACTATTATGTACACACTCGCAAAGTACAACACCGGAAATATTGAAAAGTTTTTAACTGACTTGGAAAAAAATTTTATTGGGGCAGATGAGTGGTTTCACCGATTTGGAACGGTACACGAATCTTCTACCAATTATCCTCCATATAATTTAATTAAAGAAAGTTCCACAGAGTTTACACTAGAAATCGCTCTTGCTGGATATAAGAGAGAAGATATTGAGGTATCATCTGAATGGAATAAACTTTTTGTGGAGTGTAAGAAAGCTCCTACAGAATACGAATATATGCATAATGGAATTGCCCGTAGAGCATTTACGCGCACTTGGACACTATCTGATGATGTAGTTGTTGGTGATATTTCTTTTGTTGATGGATTGCTCACTATTAAACTAAATAGAGTTATTCCAGAACATCAAAAAAAGAAGACATATGAAATCGTTTGATGAGTTCAAATCAATCGCATATAAGGGTGCTGTTCCCCATACAGTCTATTCTCGGGGAAAATCAAAGAATATTCCAAAAGGAAAAGCAGTTCCTGTAAGGAGTCGTTCTAGTGCTGGAGGTGGTAGTGATGGAAGTGGTGGTAACGGTGGCGGTGGAGATGGTGGGGAATAAATAATAATTGAACTATCGTCGGCGCGAGGAGCACCTGGCAAAACCAGGTTGACTCCTCCTTTTTTTCTTGCTAAAATAATAAGAGGTATGGAGTAGAAATGACAGTAAAACTTTTGCTTTTAAAATCTGGAGAAGATATTATTGCTGATATAAAGGAAATGGTAGTTGGAGAAGAAGAAAACCCTAGGGTAGTAGGATATTTTCTTCATAAACCCTGTGTGGTTAAGATGACACCACCAACTAGTGTACCTGAAAGCTTTGAAGAAGAACCTGATCCTCAGAAAGCATCTTTTAGGGTAACTCTTTTCCCATGGATGCCCCTTTCTAAGGATAATACAATTCCTGTAGCGGCTGATTGGGTAGTAACAATGGTTACTCCTAGTGATAAATTAAATAATATGTATATGGAAGACGTAATGAATTATGGAAAAAATGATAAAGATAATAGCACTAACAACCCAACAGATTCTGATCAGTCAGATTGAAGAAGTCTCATCAGAACTTGGAGAACCTGATTGTAAACTTATCAGTCCTTTTGTCGTCAAAAATGATAAGACTTTAGAATCATTTCTTTCTGGATATACAAAACAAAATACCTTTATGTTGACCTCTGATAAGATTTTAACGCTTGCAGACCCAACACCTACACTACTTGAAAAATATCAGGACCTTATTAAAGAATGAGTCTACGTTTTTATACTAATGTTCAATTGATTGGAAACCAGTTTTTGGTACGTGGAGTTGAAAATGGAAAAAGATTTGAAATCAGAGATGAGTTTTTTCCAACTCTCTTTGTAAAAACTAAAAAAGAATCAAAGTATAAAACGTTAAGCGGAGAACCTGTAGAACCAGTTCAACCAGGAACGGTAAAAGATTGTCGTGAGTTTTATTCCAAATATGAAAGTGTAGATGGATTTGAAATCTACGGAAATGATCGATATATCTATCAATATATTTCGCAAAAATATCCAGAAGACGAAATTAAGTTTGATATTAGTAAAATCAAACTTGTAACCCTGGATATTGAGGTTGCTTCTGAGGGAGGATTTCCTGATGTAGAATCTGCATCGGAAGAAATTCTTTCTATCTCAATTCAGGATTATACAACTAAAAAGATCATTACTTGGGGAGTTAAACCATTTAATAATACTCGTAAGGATGTGACTTATTATCACTGCCCATCAGAGTATGAACTTCTGAATCACTTTATTAATTATTGGATGGTTGACGTTCCTGATGTGATTACAGGTTGGAATATTCAGATGTATGACGTTCCTTATATTTGCAAGCGCCTTAATCGTGTCCTTGGAGAAAAACTGATGAAGCGTTTTTCTAACTGGGGTCTTGTTACTGAAGGAGAAGTGTTCGTTAATGGTCGTAAGCATACTGTATTTGATGTTGGTGGTCTGACTCAACTTGATTATCTTGATCTTTATAAGAAGTTTACTTATAAAGCACAGGAATCATATCGTCTTGATTACATTGCAGAAGTAGAACTGGGTCAAAAGAAACTAGATCACTCTGAGTACGATACCTTTAAGGACTTCTATACAAAGGGTTGGCAAAAATTTATTGAATACAACATTATTGACGTAGAACTTGTTGACCGCTTGGAAGACAAGATGAAATTGATTGAACTTGCTTTGACAATGGCATATGATGCTAAAGTCAATTATGCCGATGTGTTTTATCAGGTTAGGATGTGGGATAATATTATCTACACCTACCTGAAAAAAAGAAACATTGTCATTCCGCCGAAGAATAAAACTCAGAAAGATGAGAAGTATGCTGGCGCTTATGTTAAAGAACCTATTCCTGGAATGTATGATTGGGTGGTGAGTTTTGACCTTAATAGCCTGTATCCTCACTTGATTATGATGTATAACATCTCACCAGAAACTCTTTTGGAGGAGAAGCATCCTACTGTTAATGTAGATAAGATTCTGAATCAGAGTCTTAATTTTGAGATGTATAAGGATTATGCAGTATGTGCTAACGGAGCGATGTTCCGCAAAGACGTTCGTGGTTTTCTTCCTGAACTAATGGAGAAGATTTACAATGAACGTGTTATCTTTAAGAAAAAGATGCTTGCCGCCGAACAGGAATATGAAAAGACAAAGAATAAGGAGTTAATTAAGGAAATTGCCCGTTGTAATAACATCCAGATGGCGCGGAAAATTCAACTTAATTCTGCTTATGGTGCGATTGGTAATCAGTATTTTCGTTATTATAAACTTGCAAATGCTGAAGCAATTACATTGTCTGGTCAGGTTTCGATTCAGTGGATTATGAATAAGGTTAATTCTTACTTAAACAAGATTCTAAAAACTGGAGATATTGATTATGTTATTGCTTCTGATACTGATTCTTTGTATATCAATATGGGTCCTTTGGTTGAAAATGTATTCGAAGGAAGAAAGAAAACTACTGAAAACGTTGTGTCTTTCCTTGACAAGGTGTGTCAAGTGGAATTTGAAAAATATATTGAGAGTTCTTACCAAGAATTGTCCGACTATGTGAATGCTTATGAGCAAAAGATGTATATGAAGCGTGAGTGTGTCGCTGAACGTGGAATTTGGACTGCAAAGAAGCGATATATTCTAAGTGTATGGGATAGTGAGGGTGTTCGTTATGAAGAACCCAAACTGAAGATCAAGGGTATTGAGGCAATCAAATCTTCAACTCCAGCACCTTGCCGTAAAATGTTAAAGGAATCATTTAATATTATGATGAGTGGTTCCGAAGATGATATGATTAAATTTATCGAACAATGCAGAGAAAAGTTTAAATCACTTTCTCCTGAAGAGGTTGCTTTTCCACGTTCTGCTTCTGATGTTCAAAAATATTCATCTTCATCGGATGTTTATATTAAAGGAACTCCTATTCACGTTCGCGGAGCACTTTTATTTAATTATCACATTAAAAAAAATAAACTTACTGGAAAATATTCGCTAATCCAAAATGGAGAAAAAATTAAGTTTGTTTATCTCAAAAAACCAAATACAATTTACGAAAATGTGATTTCTTTTATTCAGGAGTTTCCAAAAGAACTTAATCTTGACAAATACATAGATTATGAAATACAATTTGAAAAAGCATTTCTAGAGCCACTCAAGATCATTCTTGACACAATTGGGTGGAGAGTAGAAAAAACAGTAAACCTTGATTCATTTTTTGCGTAATGGACTTTCTTAAAGATATTGTAAAAGAAATAGGTGATGACTATACAAAGTTAGCATCCGATATAGATGAGACAGAAACTTATGTTGACACGGGTTCATACATTTTTAACGCATTGGTTTCAGGTAGCATTTTTGGTGGTGTATCTGGGAATAAGATTACTGCTATTGCTGGAGAGTCTTCTACTGGAAAGACTTTCTTCTCTCTCGCTGTGGTTAAGAATTTTCTTGATAATCATCCCGATGGTTATTGTCTCTACTTTGATACTGAGGC